CTAAACTTCCGTAATCTCTAGATCTGGATACTTATATTCAAATATCTTTTTCTTCAATCTATACGTTTTGGTTTTCATGCCCTTGACATCTTCAATTACAAGCTTTTGTTTTTCATTGTCATAGTATTCAAAATCTGCTATATATGTTATACTTCTAACTGTAGAACCATTTTTCTTGTACTTAGGCTGTAATTCGTAGTGGGGTTGCAGCCTTAAGTCTTTTATTACTCCTCCTTTTTCTAATAGTTTAAGTTCTTTATATCTTCTAGCCTCCTTTCTGCTGTCGAATCCAATTTCGTCTACCATTGCTGTTTCATTACTATATTTACTCATCTGTCCTCCCATCTATGTATTTCACTTCGTATGCAAATTTTAAAGTCAATTGTCCTGCAGAATTAAAATCGCAAAACACACTCCTATTTTTAATATAAAAAATATCTATACCTTTATTTTTGATTGATTCTATTATTTTAAGCTCTGCTTTTGCTGATTTTTCTTGGTATGTTTTAACATCAAACTCGTCTTCGCATATAAAAACCTTACAATACATGACTTCTTGTTTTAAATTATCTTCTTTCGTTTCCTCTGAACCATTTCTTGGAGGTTTAGCTTTTGATGTATCACTCGTATTAGGCTCCGGTCTATAACAACCCTTATTTTTTTCTGTAAACATAATTTTCCTCCTAGTCGATATTTTGTTGAAATTCTATACTGTCGAATATGAAGAATCTTATTTTTGTTCCATCCGTGTAATAAGCATCTACATAATGCTTGTCTCCTTCACCTCTTGGTTCGTGATATTCCAATTTTTCAACTTTAGAGTTTTTTATTGTTAGCAATTCATTGTTGTTAAATATTAATTTAGTTACTTCCATTTTGCCCTCCTATAAAATTGACATCTGCTTATGTTTCTCAAAATAATTGTGGTCTTTCAAAATCAAATCTAAGTCTTCATAAAACATTGTTTTCCCTGTGCCGGTGTTATATACCCTGTATTTAAAATTAGGTATGTTACTAATGACTACATGTCCTATCTTTACTGATTTATGTTTGTTTAATTCTTCTCTTATTTTGCTTATCTTCACTTCTTTACTATCAATTTCCATGGTCCACATCCGATAAATCATAAAACTTTTTAGCAGCTCCTCTTAATCCATTCATAAAATAATCTCCTTGGTTCCATCTACAATCTTCAAACCCTGGTCCAGCTGTAAATCCATGCCCTATAACTGCAACTCCATCATCTCTCAAAAGTAGTGCATCATGTCTTGAATGTACTTGCTTTATATCTAAAACTACATAAGATGAACCGCTTAAAACAAATTGTTTAGTACTGTAATTGTTCATATGCTTCCTCCCTCTCTTTAATTAATCTTTTTATAATATAAACCTGTCCTTTTCCAGTAACCTTTGTTGTCCTGTATGTAAAGGTTGAATCTGGCCTTTCAACTACTCCCTCATGCACTTCAAAATATCCGTTGTCTATATATCTTTGATATGGTTCAGTTCTATTTTTAAAAACTAAGCCCCAATCCCTTAATTTGCTATAAAGTCTTTTCTCTCCTATGTTTATTCCATTCTTAGATGCTATCTTGGCTACTTCCCTGACTAATAGTGAGTTTTTGCTGCAAGCTATCTGTTTATTAAATCTTTCAGCTTCGATTCTTTTCTTCTGCTCATCCTTCAATCTTTCAGCAAGTCCAATTATAAAGTCTGGATCATTCAGTGTTTTTTCTATTGTTTCTGGTGTCATGTATGCTCCATGTTTTCTGATAGACTTTAATATTTTCTTAACTTCTTTCTTGAATTTCTTTGCTATAGGTTTTCTACTTAGCATTAATACTTCATAAAAACCATTTTCAGTTAGCATTAAAACTTCACGATTTTGACCTGAACTAAGGATTGTTGAGACCAGCTTTTCATCTTCATCAACTGACCTAAGCATTTCTGTCGGATTACTATGATCTATCCATTCAGCTACATCTTTTGCTAAAAATAATGGTTCTTCCGGTGTTCCGTAGATTGTAAAATCTTTGTGTAATACTTTTCTTTCATCTAATACTTGTAGATTATTCATGTTAAACCTCCAATTGACTTATAGGTATAAATTGAATATTTTCACTTATTTCAGTAGTTAATTCTTTGCCAACAGCTATTCCTTTTCTGCATTTGTAAAATTCCATATATCTTAACAATTGCTTTTTAGCTTTTTTATCAAAAGAATTCAATTTAACTTCAACGGGAATCATTAAATCATCTTTTAATATCCACGAATCAGGAATATGCCTGTTATCATTTTTTCTTTTAATTACTCTTACATTTTTGCCTAATAATTTAGTTACATTTTTATTGAAAGCATTACATATAGTAGCTTCAGTAACCATGTTTCTTCTTGTGATTTCCATTGCTACATCTCCGTAAAGCTGATTAAAGAAAGAATTATTTTCTTTGTGATACATATCTGAAGCTATTCTCATTAAAGTCCACGCATCTTTCTTGTTTTCATAACTTATCTTTGATGCTAAGGCTAATAATTCAAACTTGTTTAATTTTTCTTTGCCTATGACTAAAAATTTTTCTTTACCAATTGATTCTATTATTCTTATATTCATTCACTACCTCCTTCCATCCAATCTATAAGCTTCCTCTGTGTCTATTTCTCCTTTAAGCCATCTTAGAGCTACCTTTTCATTTCTAAAATCTTCAGTCCAAGCATTTCCACTGGTGTTGTCTATTGCTACCATTCTTCTATTTTCTATTGTTAAAAATAGTCCTTCTGGTTTCCTGGTCTCTATGATCTTATGGGATGTTTCGTTATCTACTATCTGGATTCCGTGTTCTTTATACTCGCTAGCTCTCATTTACTCACCTCCTAAATCCACTCCTATTTGTATCTCAACCAATACTCTGTAATTCCTTTTAGTATTCTTTCTCCTATTTAGTCTTTTCTTATATGAATCTGTTTTATAAAACATTATTGTTTTCCTATCAACATTCGTTTTCTCTGCTATCTCGTCTATTGTTCCTATAGCTATTATTTCTTCACCCTTGTACAAGGCATATTCTTTTTCTTTCAATTTATCTACCTCCTACTTATAAAACTCATGATTACCTTCTCTATATAAGAATGTTAAGCTATTACTCATCCAGTTATAACTGCTTTGGTTAGCATACTCTGGATTAACAAAATAAAGTTCTTCACCGTCACTGCTTAATGCAGCTATAATAGCTTTTTCAATTTCTTCTAAATATTCTTCTTCAACTTTCACCTCCTCTAAATACTTAGCTGGTTGGAACTGGCCTGGCTGATATATTACTTCTTCAATGCTGTCTGGAAAATCTTTTGACTTAACTCTATTAAGTATGGTCCTTACTACTGCTGTTTTCCCTTCCAGTGGCTCACCCCTTGCTTCTAAGTATGTAATTTTGATTAGTAGTTTGTGTTCTGTTGCTGTTACTATGGCTGTTATAGTTGTGTAATTATCAGAACCCAAATCATTACCAAAATTACGTTTATAAGTACTAATAGGTTTCGGTAGCTTTTTAAGCTCTTGTCTATGCTCCGTAACGACCTTCGCATGTCCTCCTGGTTCCTTCTCTCCAATATCTCCTTGTCCATATACTGCACCTCCTGTAATTAGTATTATTAAAATGATTAATGTTATTAGTGTTTTAGTTTTCATACTTTGACTCCAAAATGTTCAGATAGTTTTAAAACGATAGTTTCTAGGTTATTTAACTTATTTTTCAATTCAATGAATTCTGAATTTTCTTCGTATTTAATTCTTACTTGTCCGCCTCCTTCTGTCTTGACTGCTGTTAAAGTTCCATCTTTTATCATTTTTTCTATACTAGCTCTGCTAGCTCCTGTCATTTTGGAGTATTCCGGTATGCTTAAGAATTTAATCATTCTCATTCCTCCTAGTTTTAGTTTTCTAAACTTTTAGTGTAAAAAAATAAGCTCTTATTTCTCTTCCTTCTATTCCAAGTAATTCACAAGCTTTTTTGATTTCGTTTTGTGTCCATTGTCTTTTGCTTGTGATTTTATAGCTAAGCGAAGTATTTGAAATACTTAGAGCTTTAGCAAAATCTTCTTGTGTTCCAAATTTTTCTTTGATTTTACCTTTAAGTTTACTGTAATCATATTTTAGTTTTCCTGTCATACTGCACCTCCTATTCGTTTAGTTTTCTATACCATATTTAAAGTTTAGCAAACTAAACTATTTTCGTCAAGGGTTTTTTTAACATTTCTAAACTTTTTTAACATATTTGTTGCATATAACTAAACTTTAGTTTATAATGTAAGCATATAATAGTACACAGGAGGTGATAATAATGGCTAGAAATTTTGCAGATAGATTAAGAAGAGCTTTAGAATTAAGAAAAATGAAGCAAATTGATTTAGCTAGAAAAACGGGTATTACTAAAGGAGCTATTAGTCAATATTTGAGCGGAGAATACATGGCTAAACAGGATAATGTTTATAAAATAGCTGATGCTTTAAATGTAGATGCAGGCTGGTTGATGGGCGAAGATGTTCCTATGGAACTAGGAGTTAATATAGAAATAGATTTTACCGATCCCGTTTCAGCTATGAAATTCATTCTAGAACAACCAACTTTAATGGCTTATGGCGGTTATGACTTGGAGATGATGTCAGATGAAGAAATACTTGAGATAGCGAATGATCTACTATATGCACTTAGAATTTCAGCAGAAAGGCATAAGAGTAAAAAGGACTAAAAGGTGATTAAAATGAATGGGGTAAGGGATATAGTTATAGGACTTATAGAATTATACGAAACAAATGATGTTTTCGAACTATGTGATTATTTAAATATTGAAATTATAGAAAAAGAAAATTTAAAGTTTGAAAGTTACTTTAATAAAAACTCATACGGGGATGAGTTTATTTATATAGATACTAATTTAGATATTAAAAAGAAAAGAGAGTTAATAGCTCACGAACTAGGTCATGCCATATTACATACCGATCTAGCCGTAGCTTATTATAATAACTCTCTATTAAACAAACCTAAAATAGAAAGAGAAGCTAATGAGTTCGCTGCTGAATTGTTGGTCCAAGACGAAGATTTACACAGTTGCATCTTTGATAATCAAACAGTTGAGGAGTTAGCTTATTGTCTTGAAGTTACTAAAGATGTTGTTAAACATAAATTAAACAAAGAATAGGAGGTGAAACAATGGCTAGAAAAACAAATGTAGAAGTTAATGACAACAAATATTTCAGAGTTAGAGTTAAAGTAGGAGTTGATGCTGACGGCAAAGACATAATCAAAGCTTTTTATGGCAAGAGTAAAACTGAAGCAGAAGAAAAAAGAGATGAATATTTGGAGGGCATTAAAAAAGGACTAGGAATAGATTATGATAAGGCTACCTTTGGAGATCTGTTTAAGGATTGGCTTTTTATAGTGGTAAAACCTAATGTAAGCTTATCCACATTCGAAAGATATGAAGCAACTTACCGACTGGCAATAAAAGAAAGCAACTTCTATAATGTTCCGATTATAACAATAAAATCTATTGTCCTGCAGAAGTTTTACAATGAACAGAATGAGTCTAATGGTCCTTATAGAGTTGAAAGAATACATGGTTTATTAAGCAGCTTTTTCGATTACTGCATCACTGAAAAGATAATGGTGGATAATCCAACCAAAAACTTAAAACTACCTAAAATTATAAATGATACAACTGAAAAGAAATATATGGCTAAAGAAGATATTTCTAAACTGCTTAAAGCTTTTAATAATGACTTTGATAATTTGATATATATTTTTGCTCTTTATACTGGATTAAGACAAGGCGAAATATTCGCTTTAACGCACAAAGATATTAATTTAGATGATAGTATAGTTAGTGTCAATAAAAGCATTAAGAGGGTAACAATTATTAGTGAAAGCGGTAAAAGAGAAAGCAAGATGATAACTAAAACCCCTAAGAATCAATCTAGTATTAGAAAAGTACCCTTAGCAGATAAATTGATACAACCTTTAAAGATTAAAATGACTAAAGAAAAAGAAAAGCATTTAAAATTAGGAATTCCTTTTAGTGAAGATAGCCTTTTATTTTCTTCTAACCAATGCACACCATTAAGAAGCGATCATGTTGGTTCTAACTGGAAAAAGCTTCTAAAGGATCTACATATAAAATATGTAAAATTTCATGGTTTAAGACATACATTTGGAACTTTGCTAGCAGAGCAAGGAGTACCACTAAAAACAGCTAGTAAATTGATGGGCCATAAAAACATAAATACAACAGCTAAGATATATATTCATGTTGATGAGTCTCAAAAGAAAAGTGCTATTAAGACATTAGATGAGATTTCATTTAATTAAAAACCTAATGGTTAATAATTGGTTAATCTTAAAGGCATAAAAATAGAACCCTTGTAATTACAGGGCTCTTGTGCGAATGGTGCCGAAGGTGGGATTCTATTAAAACTTTTATAAAAATACTTAAAAATTATAAAACGTTGAATTCAAGCCATTCTCTAATCAATATAAATTTTTAAAATCGACTCCATTGAAAACCAAATGGTTAATAATTGGTTAATAAAAATTATTATATATTAAATTTATTTTTAAATCAACAAATTTGCCCCTTATACCTTTTTTATATATAATTAACACATAGAACAAAAACATTTAGTTTTTAGCGAGAGGGTGCCTGCACTTTCTCGTATTTTTTATCAAAAAACACAAAAAACCGAGCAAATCCTACTCTATTTAGCAGAAAATACCCGGTTTCTCTTTATAGCCTTATATTTAATTATACACACATTTTATACCTTCTTAATAGTATTGGTTACTTAACCCGTTTATATTGCTTTATTTCGGCGATATTTACGGTGGAATTTTGACGATTCTATTTATTCTCAGTAATCCTATCCAATAAGGCAAATACCTCACCTCTTGTTATGAAATCGTCGTATCTTTCTTCATGAATTACTATTCCTTTAGCTTCTAAATTGTCTTTGTGAATTTTAGCCCAGTGCGGTTCTTTATTTTTTTCTTCTACCAAATTAATCACCTCGTTTATAAATTTTTCATAATCAAATTTATTACCAGGACAACTTTTAGAATTATCCATCTGTCTATGTAATATGATCGTTCCTTTATTTTCTAAAAAGTAAGCTCCAATTTTAACATTATTATCCCAAACTACTTTAGGGATTTCTTCCTTATCAAAGTTTCCAATATTTTCAATCATAAAAACAAAGTCTTGATTCCACGATCTACCATCTGCTCTTTGGCCTGCTGATGAATTGGGAGCTTTATCAAAATCTCTACCTATCATAAATTTTCCATCTGGGAACTGTGTAATATGCTGTGCTATATCTTCAAAACCTCTTTCGTATATGTGATAGTTTCTCATTCCATCTTGAAGCCTCTCGTGATTATCTCCTGTAAAATCATCTATATCAGGTGCCCAAGTATGGTGTATATGAAATTCTTTCTTATCATAGTCTTTTAGCTTTTCTATTATTTCATCAACTGTATATAGTTTATTTTCTAGCATATCAATTACTCCATTCTCCGGCAATACTGGCAATCCATGTCCGAAATGATTATCGTGTCCTAGGTCTCCTAAATCCAAACATAGAGACTTCATAACTTCATACATTTCATATTTATCTACATTAGGATATTTGCTTAATACTAAAGCACAAAGTCCTGCAAAAGTAGGAGCACTGAAACTTGTCCCTTCTCTTTCATAGTGGAAACATACAAAGTCAACTTTTTCTCCAACTGCTGAATATGATTCTCGCCTAATGGTGTCTCCTATATATTGTACCGCACCTATCGAATAACCTATATCTTTGAACCTTCCAGTTACTCCGTCAAAATCGTCATTCCCGGCACTTGAAATTAATATGGCTCCACTCTTAGAAAATAGTTCTTCGAGTTGAGGTCCATATCTTCCCGACTGGCTAACTGTAATAATATCATACTGCTTTAAAAATTCTCCGAATTTTTCTAATTGTGACAAATCAAATGCTTGGTCTTTCGTCTTTATATTCAAGTGATACAAAGCATCACCCCTTAAACCAAACCCCATCTGACACCAATCAACTTGGGATTTTGGTGCAGTTTTAACTATTGTGTCAAAAGTATTTTTACCATGGCCGTCATAACCTTCGAGATTTAATATTTTAAATCCTTGGCCTTTGTATCCTAGGTCGTGCCATTCTTTTATATTGTGTTCATTGTGAGTCTCTTCTTTTTGTTTTTCTACCCATTCATCGTACGTCATTGTTCTCACCATTATTTGTAGTATCTCTTACCTGCTTTAGTAATTCCCTTAGAAAATCAGGTATAGTAATCCCCGTTCTTTCTGCATTTTCTAGTATAGATATAGCTTCCATAACTATATAGAAGTATATGACTGTAGTACGAATATAAGCCATCCCTAGAGCGCAATCTAATTGATAAGCCAACGCTACTATTATAAATATAGTAACTTTCTTTATTATGCCTCTATGCCCTATAGAGCTTGACAGCTTACCTTCATATGCTCCTGCAAGGACTCCTGTCATGAAATCTGTTATTACTACAAATACTAAAACCTTCAAAGCCATATCCCAACCTCCAAGTATTGTCGACGCTATGAAACTAAAGAAAAGCACTAGAGATTTGAATATTGACGTGCCCTTTCCAAATGCTAAAAAATCGTCTAAATTATCCACTTTTTACCAACTCCTTTATTAAATTCTCTTTTTCTTCATTATCCATCTTAAGTTTTTCTATTGTTGCTTCCTGTTCTTTTATTATTTCTGTCAATTTTTCTATTGTTCTACTCATCAACTAACCCCAACATTTGAGCCATCTTTAAAAGTAATTCGTCCTTTTCAGCACGCTTCATATTACTAAATGTTGACTTATTTACTTTAGTTTTTTCTTTAGGTTTGATTTTCTTCTTGTCTACAAATTTTTTTAACTTTTCATATTTCATTACCATATCACCCCTTTATCAGCGAGCAATTGTGTGAGTTCCGTAAGTACCCCTTCAAGCTCTTCGTTTTCCTTTTTGAGTTTCAATTCAGTGATAGTTTTGATTTCATCTACTTTTACTGTTTCAACTGTTCCGTTTAGAACATATTCTTTAAGCTCGTCTATATCGCTTTTTAAAGATTTTATTTCTTCATACCTAGCTAACTGCTCACTGGTGTAAGTAACTTCTGTTATTTCTACTATATTGATATGCTCGTGCTTAGTTGCAATGTCGTTCCACCACTGTTCACCTTCTAGCCCTATATATTTTTCTTTTGTTTCCCCGCGTTCAGTGTAGGTTACTTTTTTATCAGCTAATTGGAGCTCATTGTTTTTTTTATATAGCAAGTATCTCACTCTCCTTTATTTTAAATTTATCGTTTTCAAGTTCTAAGAAATTAAACTTATTTGTTAGCTTTTTATAGAAGTTATAGCTGTTAGCATAATCCGCATGACCTTTCCATGAGTTGAGCATTTGCTGTGCTTTCTCCGGTGTCATCCTGCCTTCGCGTATTAATTTGGGCATTGCCTTTAGTTTTCGCTTTACCCTTTTCTTGCTATCATTTCTTAGAAGCATATGTGTTGTGTATATTTTATATCCTATTCCATTTACGCCTTGGGCCAATGGAAATATTTTGCTTTTATTCTTATTTAGCTTTAGATCTAATTCTTTATTTAAAAATATTTCGCTCTTTTCAAGCATTTCTTTAGCATGTTGTTTATTTTCTAATACTAAAAACATATCATCTGCATACCTGACATAAAATTTAATACTATTCTTCCTTTTAATAAAATTATCAAACGGTGTCATATCTATATTGGAACCTAATTGACTTAATGTATTGCCTAAGGGTAAGCCTTTCTTGCTTATCCTATCAGCGCTATCTACTATTTTGAAAAATAGATTGAGTGTCCTATTACATAGTATTTTAAAAGGCAGGATAGCTTTAAATATAGTTCTATTGATACTATAAAAGAATTTCTTAATATCTAGTTTTAATATTACTGGGTGGTTCCACATCCACTTTGCTTTTCTTAGATTCTTTTGTATTTTAGCTGCGCATTTATGGGTTCCTTTATAGTCTATACAGGAGTATGAATCGTGTATAAATGTAGGGAAGTATATTTCTTTCAATACGTTATTCATTGCAATTTGTACTATCTTATCTTTAAAATGCGGAGCGTGGATAAGCCTTTCTTTAGGTTCATATACATAGAATTTAATATAGTCATCAAATCCGTAGGTATCGTTTATTAATCGGTATCTTAATTTTCTGAGGTTATAAGTTTCGTCTCTAGTAAATATCATTGCATCTTTATTGTATTTGCTTTTACCTGTTAATGTCTGTTTATATGCTTTGTAAAGATTATCTTCACTTGTTATTCTGTCAAATAATGTCGACATATCTGGTGTTCCTCCTGTAAGTACTAAGCATTATGCCTTTGTTTATGTGTTTACACCATTCGCTGGTGAAGGAATTTAACTCTCTTGATATTAATCAAGTCTCGTTGATAAAACCGTAATCTTATCAATCGTAGTGGTAATGATTATACCAGGTCACGGGCACCAACCATTATTCGAATTCGTATTCCAAGAATTATTCGCATTCGCGTTAGAAGCACCATTATTGCCACGGTTGCCACGCCTAAAGTTCAGTTAAATCCCTATGTATTTATTTCTTTGATTTTATATATCCTGATAGCAGTTTGTTTATTTCGGTTAACTTTAAATCTACATTCTTAAAATGGTTTAATGAAATATATTTTTGATTCCTGGATAGCTTCATTAATACTTTTAGAATCTGTAAATGTCCATCGGCTTCTTGGAGATAGGTCCTTCTTTTTGATTTAACGCTATTGCCTAATGAGATATATTTTAATACTTCATAAAATTCAGATTTAATCTGCTGGCATAGTGCATACTTTTCAGCCTTTGGATAATTTATTAATTTTGGATAGAATTCATAGAGTAGATTTTCAGTCTTTTTGTAAACTTTCAAGTCATTGATGTTGTAACCTATATTCATCACCTCCTATAATCGTTCCACCCCGACCTTCGTCGGGGCTTTCACTCTAGTGTTCAGTGAGTAGCATTATGAATTTTTTAATATCAAAACCGGGCACCAACCATAATACGAAGTCGTTGTCCAAGAACTATTCGCATACGCGTAAGAAGCACCATAATAGCCACGGAGGCCACGCCTAAAGGTTTGGTCATCGTCTATAACTTCTTGCGTCCATCTATATGAACCTAGACCAAATTGATTATGTAGTATCATATCATTATCGCTCAAATCAGTCTCCCAATATTCTGTCGTTCCTGCATATTCTGGATAAGACCAGTTTTGAAGTTTTGCTTTTTCGTGGAGCGGTAATACTATCTTATTCCATTCTGAGCCTGCACCTACTGCACCTCTGTCTGCATCTGCAAATGAATTCATAGGGTCTTCATCGAAACCTTTAAATAATCTAACTTGATACACTAATCCGTTTATTGTAACTTCTGCGTCTTGTGTAACTTCATTAGCTTTCGGCCATAATTTGGAACCCCTATCTCCAACTTCTGCTAAAAGCCCACCTTCTACTATTGTAATAGTAGTATCTGTTATTGTATCTATAGTAAATTCTCCGTTGTTAACTGCATTATCCCATCCAGCAAGTACTATTGTATCTCCTGCACTTCCAACATCATCATAGTAATCGTTAGCACTTGATTTTCCGCCTAAAAAATGTCCCGTTGTTGTAATGGTATTAGCACCAGTTATTTCTAATTCAGTTCCAAGCCTTCCTTCTGGTGGTAGAACTCCTATCGAGCCATCTCCATGGACTGCCCCTGCATAGTATATGGCATCCCAAGTGATTGAATGTCTAAGCGGTAGTATAGGGAAAAAACCCACTCTACCATCTAGGCTAAACTTGACCCATGGGCTATCTGGTTTGTAGCTTGACCCAGATGTAATTCCTAATGCAGATGCTAATGCATTCCCATCAATAAATTCAGATGCTTGGACCACATCATAAAACCCTGCATTCCTATCACCTTTAATTATATATTTCCCACCAGGTGAATTAGAGAAATCATCTATAGGTTGACTATCTGCCATTTTTTGCAAACTCTTTACTATTTCTTCAAATTGTTCAAACGTAGGTAAATTAAAAGCGTTTGACATATTATATTACCTCCTCGTAAATAAACTGTGTTTTCCCGTCTTGTATTCTTAATCCCCATCTGTAGGTTTTTGAGTTGTCTAGGTCATTTACCATATGGGGCATATTGTGATTCAAGTGTGCTCCGTGAGCAACATCTATTTTGTCCCAGTTATCATTCATCATAGTTTTTACATTAAAAGTATCTGCTCCGTCAGTAGCTGGGTCTTTTTTATACAGGTCCAATATTGGTGTATTACCTGCCATATTAATACCTCCTTATAAGATTGGTTCGAATGGTGCAAAATTTGTTAATGGTTGTGTTTCTACTTCCTCTATCGTCATAGTTTCGTCTATATGTGCTATTACCAAGTATTTATACAGATATTCAACAGCTAAATGAGCAGGCTTAATTCCCTCTACCGCATTCGTCAAATCCCCTAAATTTGGAGGTCTACCCAATACACTAGTAAAGGTAATATATATAATGTCGTTAAAATCTACATCAGCATCTCCATTGGCATATGCATCAACTACTTTTTTAATTAGATCCGCATCAACTTTACCAGTACCTCGTTCTTTAGATTTAATTACTGATCTTCTTTCATAAAGTGACTTTGATGTATCTGTTTCAATACCTAAATCTTTTTCATATATTTCAAGAGCCCAGGTAGCTGTATCTATATTTAATTGAAGCTCTAAATCTCCTATAGCATTTTCAAGTTCAATAAGTTCTGCCTCATCTGCTCCAAATATAGCTTGATATATTTTGGATTTCTGCATAAAAGATGGCAGGTAATCTATTAAAGGTTTAAGCATTTATAGTCACCGTCCCTAATATTGCTACTTCTGTGTCTGCTATAGGTATGTTAGATGTTCCAGTATTAATAGTTAGATTACTATAACCTTCTACACCTTCACTGGATAATATTGCAGCTCCAACACTACCATAGTCAACATAGTCTTTAACAAAAGCTATACTCTTCAGATATTCAGTTATGTTATTTTCTACATTGGTTTGTCTCGTTAGATCATCTACTGAAGTGTCTTTTACTACTGTAAATGCTACATTAATATTTAGGGCTACAGCACTTTCAACGGTGCAATATGCTCCTATAGGAGCTTGTCCTTCACCTTTACCTTCACTTAATGGATCTATGTATTCTTGAACATCATCTACCAATGTAGAATTTGCAGGCTGTTTATCTGCATTAATAATTCTTACTTTTACAGTATTATCTCCATTCCATAAAGGAAATACTTTTGCTCCTCCTACTCCCGCTACTTCTTTGGCCCAGTTAACATAGTGAGCTTTGTTTCCACTTGTAGCTGGTGTTTTTCTTCTCTCATAATATCTTGTCAAAAGGGTTTCATCTGTTTCAGCTTCAAAACCATTTGATGTAGCTTCAGGATTTGATACACTAGTTATTCCTGTTATGGTAACAGGCATTAAAGTAATCTGTTCTGCTGGTACGTTTCCACTAGGACCTGGTATTACTGCTTTTATATTCACTGTTCCAATTTCTGTAATAGTTACTGTTTCAGTTGATTCGAACTGGATTCCGCTTTCAGTCTCGAATAGATCTCCTTCTGTTACAGTTCCATTTCCTGATACTGTAAGTTCACCCGTTGCATAAGTAGCTGATAGTCTTTCAATTCCAGTTCTTTGATATACATATTGTTCAAGCTCATCACCTTCAAGATTTTCTATATCAAGTTTATCTGATACTTTATCTAAGTCTTGATATGAGTTTTCAAGTTCTTTGGCTACCGGAGCAACCGAATCATATATAAAACTTCCTTCTGTCTTATCGTATTTGTTAGGTATATAGTTTAGCAGTGATGATATTAGTTCGCTGAATGTTTTCATACACTCACCTCCATGCTTCCGTATATGGTATTTACTTTAAAATTGATAGTTAGCATTGAACCTTCAAATTCAACTGTAGCTTCTCCTACTTCTTCTATAGCATCATTAGTTGATAGTGCTTCTCGTATTATCCTGGTTATTTCTGATTGAACAAAGTCTCTATCGTATACAGTACCTATTAAATCTTGATGTCCTGAACCATAGGTAGTATATATTTCGAGGTCTTTTCTTGTTCTTAATATTTTTTCTATCCAAACCTTGATATAGTCAAGTCCTTCAACTTCTACCAATCTTCCATCTATAAGCTCAAAGTCTCCTGATTCAAAGTTCCATTTATAAGATTTCAACACTGGATTTTCTTCTATAACATCTTCTGTTTCAAATTGTAGTTTTGATATTTCTGGTAGCATTTTATCCCACCTTATCTATAACATAGAATTTCTTGAAGTCGGTATCAGGAAGTAATATAACTTCGTCTCCAACTTCGAGTGGATTTTTAATCGTCAAACTTCTATCTGTTGATGCTTCTATAGTAGTATCTGTGTATGTAACCGTAAAACCTGTTTTTAATATATTAGCTACTAAAAGGTTTTCTTCTTCTATTATGATGTTTTGACCCCACTGTATTTTAAGTGGTGAAGCTGATATTACTTTTCCTGTTGTTGCATTTATTATGTATGGATTATTTCGCTCTTTAAATAGTTGAGCCAACTTTTCTATACTTGTACTCATGCTATACCCTCCGGCAATGTAAGAACTAAATCCATTACATGATACCCGCCTGCTACTGTGTGTGAACAGTTTGTTATCATATACCTACCCTGCATTTTAGTAAGCGGTTCATATACATTAAATATTCTTCCTGCTTTGAATTTAGGATCTCCCATCAAAGATATTTTGTTTGTTTCATGTATTTTATTAAGTCTTTCAAGTAGTATTTTAGAGACTTGTCTTGCTTTTGCTACATCTTCTTCATCTATCTTGAAAACTTCTTCTAAAAGCCCGTATTTTGACCCTGTGTTAACGTCTTGTGCTAGTGCTACGGTCTCATAATTGTCATTTTTACTTAGTATAATTTTAACTTGGTTTCTCATATCTTCTATAGTTCTTGTTTTCTCTGCTCCTAGAGGATTACTTAAGATATTATTAGGAGCTATATTGCTTGCAAGTTTGAATGTTCCTATTGTTTCCATATTTGTCATTCTTTCAATGTATATACGCCCTTTTCTTAGTTCCGTGTATATTTTTTGTCCTGTTTGCTGTTCATGTATGTTGATTAAATCCGTCATTATTTCCGCTGGTGTTTTTTGAATATATGTTTTTGATACTACTGTTGACATAGATGTTATATTTCCTATAGGTATTCCAAAATCGTTTAATATTTTCTTTAATGCATTTGCTACACTTACTCCATTAAATTGATAAACACTCTTTGATTTACCTAAATACCAACCATAATCGTAAGCTATGTATGCGATAGGATTTCTTCCGGATCTCTTTTCTGTTACTACTATTCCCCTGTTCATTTCTTCGTCATCTGAATATATGATTACCAAGTCTCCTATTTCCACTGGATTTTTAGGAATGTACCTTGCATCTCCCCAGTTTATCCCAAACTCTATTACCGACTTCAAGGATAAATCACTATCCCAGCTTATTTTATTGGTGATAGGTGTAATGTCTATTATTTTACTTCCGTCATTCTTAACAAGCTTAACTTTAAACATTACCCCACCTCCACAAACTTAAATTCCTTTAGATCTAACTTATATTTAATGTCTCCCGATTTACCTTTTGAATACGTAAGATTGTCTATAGTTACTGCCATGTTTACTTCTGCTTTACCATCATTAGTTATTATTAATCTTAATGGTACTCGTCTTTCTCTCCACCTTTTTATGGTCTCAACATACTCCATTCCCCACATATCCCTACTAAGTAAGAAGGGATAATCTTTTGAAGGGAAAAAGGTATCTATTGATAATGAAGATAGACCCTTGTTTTGAATGATGTTCATAACCTGATTAAGCCCTTCAACCTCTTGGTTATTCCATGGTTCTGATATTTCGTATTCTTCAGGGGTTACTGGTAGTAATACAACTTCTTCGTTGTTGTTGATGCTTAGATATATCTTAACCATGGACTACCCTCTCCAATCTTGGCATAAGTTTATCTGCTATCTGTTCACCAGTCATATCTTTACTTGATGATTTTAAAGCTTCAGTGTTAGTTGATACTGCATCTGTATTACCTTCTATACTTTCACTTAGAGCAGCCATTGCTTTAGTATTATCTTCTAGTTCTTTTTCCTGTTTCTTTCTTCTAGCTTCTTCAATAGCTGATATTTTATCCTGGGAAAATTGTTTAACTTGTATTTCATTGATATAGTTTTTCTTTGAATAAGTAGGAGTTACTGCATCAACCTGTGCTGCAGAAAAATTTAACTTAATTGTATCCTTTTCTAAAAATCTAAGAACCGAGTTAATAGGTTCTATCCAATCTTGTATTTTTTGTTCCGAATACTTGACTACTGAATTCCACATACTTTTAAAGAAGTACTCTACACTACTTGTAAAGTAGTCTACTCCGCTTATCATAGAATTAAGGCCGCCTATCATTCTATTAATTCCACCTTCGGCATATTCAGATATAGAATTCCAACTAGTCATAAACTTAAGCTTTAAAGTATCTTGATGTTTTCTGACTAAAACTATAACCGCTACAAGTGCCATCAATGCACCTACTACAAATCCTACTGGGTTTGCCATCATTGCAGCATTAAGTCCTTTTTGAGCTATAGCTGCATACATAGCCTGTACCTTATACACACCAACTCCATATGCTACTAATCCAATTACCGGAGCTAAGTCTTGAAGTGTATCCTTGACAATTCCTACTGTTTCTATGAAATTATCAACTCCACCTTCATCTACCCACCTATTAATAGAGTCCGCTACTGCATTTACCTTAGCTTCTATTGCTGGAAGGTTATCCATGAAGGCTTTCGCAAAAGCACCTTTAATTCTTACTACAGTTTGACCTAAAGTTTCTCTTAAATCACCCATAGTGTTGTTAACCTGTGCAATCTGTCCTACATCAGTTTCAGCTAGAGCTTTATTAACTCCACCTACATTTTGCCTTAGGACTTCAGCCATTACTGCGGCTTTTTCAGATTCAGTACCGTATTTTAATACCTGGGCCTGGGCTTCGCTAAAGGTTATACCTACTCTTGATAATGCTCCAACTTGACCCATCATAGCCTTACCAACCATATTGGATATATTTACTGCATCTTGTTGAGTAGCATTTACACCTTTTTGTTGTGCCAATAAATCATTCATTCCTGCTGATAAAGTCTTAACTGTATCCGAAGTAACATTAAAAGTAGCAAGTTGTTGCATACCTGATATAGTAACTTCATCTCCTATGATTCCTACCTTTTGGAGTTCAGATGCATAAGTTTGAAGTGAACCAACCTGTGCTCTAGAAGCTTTACCAGTCGAATTAAAAACAGCCTCCAGCTTAGCTACTGCTTCAACCTGTCTCGAATATGCTTCCTCCATATCTCTTATCGCAAGTACAGATTTAGCCAAAGCAAGTCCTGCAAATACAACTCCCATCATGTTACGCTTCATGCTCCACCAGGTACGTTTTCCAGTCTTACGCAGATTTTTAAGGTTGCTCTTGTACTTCATATTACTTTTATTTATTTTTTTCATTGTAGGGGTTACCTGGTCTCTTAAGACCATACGTCTTTCTACTGCTTTACTCATCTTTACCCCACCTCTTACTTTCTTCTTCATAGAAAAGAACCATGCTTTCCATCATAAATGCCTTATCTGCATGGCTCAATTCCAATAATTCTTTTAAACTATGTCCTCTTTGTATGTAGTGATGAAGAAAATACAAATCATCATCACTACTTATTAGTTTTTTAGATGAACACCATTTCCAAATCCACCTAAGCCCATTATTTTATCTGCTATAGATGCAACTTCTCCAGGCATGAATATTTCATTTACTACATCCATAGGTTCAACGCATTTAAAAGCTTCCTGAAGTTTCTTATCTTTCAAGTTAGGCTCTACCACGCATTGATAGACTAGATAGACATCTGCTTTTGTTGCATCATCCTGACCCATGCTCTGTGCTTCAAGTAATAGTGCATTTGTAGGTGCTTTTACTACTATTTCTCCATCTAGAGAATCAAC